GAGTAGGCAACACTCCTCATCATTCGACGATTTGGAGCAATACGGCGATACACAATCCGCTTTCGCGTGTAACGCCTGCCTCTCATACGAGAGCGATAGTTTCGCGCCATTTCCTTCCGCGGCGAAACTTTTGGTACTTAAAGCTTGAAATGAAGCGCCCGCGAGTAACCTTGCGCTTCTTGCCACCTGGCGTAGTACGCGAAGCAGCAGTCGAAGTAGACGCACGAACTGGCGTAATAGCCTCGTTAACAACTCCGGCAACTGCGTCGTAAACACGGGCTCCGCCTCGACGAACTGCTGCACCAAGTTGGTTAGCACGAACAACAATGTGTTGCTGATTTGCGTCACCGCGACCAGCTTGATTTCTCAAGTCGATTTGTTGCAAAGCACCAGTAAACACTCGACTGGCAGCAACACCAACTACCACATCCATTTGTGAGAATGTTTGTGAGGAGCAAAGGTTCTTACACATAAGCTTGAAAAGGAACTTAAAACACTCAATACCCGGGTTACGGATCAATTAGGAGATGAAGCCTCGATCAAACGGCGCGCGCGACGCGCCACAGTAGGAGCGCCAGGACAGACTGGCATCAATCTTGGGCGTTCTGGAGAGACGCTGTCTGACGACTGAGTTCCGGAGGACTCGGAAGGGGGTTGCTGGTGTTCTTCGAGCTCAACCCCTCTGTCACAATGACAGAACTCGTAGCCACCTGGGACGGGATATTCACCCCATCCTCCACAATCGCGGCAGTCGACTGGGGTGGTTGAATCTGTATCGTCGTCAGAGTCCCCTCCCATGGGTTGGGTTGGGGCCCCACGTAGCGCAGCGTGAAGCGGCGGAGAATCGCCGCGAGTGATTCGGGGTCGGTGAAGATGTCCCGCGGATGATACTGCGATGTAATCACAATCTTCTTCGGACGTATCGCTATCGTAGACCCTTTGACTTCCGCCGGAAAGGCGTACCTGTCGGCCCAGATCTTGAAGTGGTAGCCCAGGACGCTGTGGGAAGGTTCCACATCTTCCAAGAGCACATGAGGCTGATCGCGATAGCCGTCCCACCACTTGTTCACCGGCTTAAGATAGATGTTAGTAGGCGGCCCAAATTCTTCGCGAGCTGTGCGCGACTTGCCCGTGCCAGACGGGCCATAAATCCAGAGGCCGCAAGTGCCATCAAGGTCAGCACCAACCATAAGATGATCGCGAGCAATCGCCTTAACAGAAGAGTAATGCATGACATAGATCTGGTCATCCATCTTGGCAAAATCATTTTTAACAGCACACTCACGGGCTTCTTTCCAGCGCTTTTGCTCTCGCACGCCGCTGTTAACAGTACGGGCTTCGCCGACCTCAAGTCGGTCGTCTCCGCACTCTTTGAGACAGTAATCACGGTTCTGGACTTCATCGCCGCGAGCGACTTCCCAGTGAACAGTACCGCCATCAGGGATAGCCTTAAGCTCAGTCAAGCGGGCACGCTTTGACAGCTGCACATAGCCCTGCGCATGCTTTTGAGCGGTCGTGGGCGCAACCTCAAAGCCCACGACGAGGTAAGTGGCTTTGGACGAGAGCACTTCCAGAAAGCGATCAACACTAGAACGAGGCAGCTGGTCAGCACCGCCATAGTTGAGTGTAAAACACCAGTTAGGATGCTGGATGTCACGCTTTCCATTTTCAGACATTTCCTATTATTAGGATTTAATGATTCACAAAGTGAATTGTGATTTTAAGTTTGTGTGGATGATTTTTTTGGTTGGGGAGACTCGAAGATTGGTTGGGGAGACTCGGCCGAAGGGGCGGGTAGGGGACGGACTTTTCGTTCCGGACAAGGTTGGCAACCCTGGTACGGGTATCTTACGCGCTCGAAAGCCGCCTCCGACAGTTTCTCCTTGACAATACCCTGGTATGTAAACAGATACCCGGGTCGTCCCCCCCCCTGTACCCCCCCTATTCGGGTATTTGAGTGGAGAGGAGATCATGGACTAGGTAATACTGCCCTAGTCCATGATAAGCGCCTCGCCGGCGCGGCGCCTCCGGCGGCCGGGGGCAAGCCCCCGGACCCCCAGTGGGCCCGGACAGGGCCACACTGGGGGTCCAAGGTAAGAACCCTAAGCCAAGCAGGGTGTAACCCTAACCAAGCAGGGCAGATCCCTACATGTTATGAGCGCCTCGCCGGCGCGGCTTTTTCTAAACTTGTGCGAAGGGCTTGTGCAATGCGAGTTCCAAGCAGGGTCTAACCCTAGGGCCATTCCAGGTGTCGAGCGCTTCGCGTGTGGCAGGGTGCGAACAGTTATAGTTCTATCCCTTCGGGATGGCGCTGCAGCGCCCTTGGGTTTTTAATTGAGTATATTTAATTATTTATTATTATTAGGGAAAAGTTTAAAAAAACCCTGGTTAATAAACGACTAGGCGTCACTGAACACAGTGCGCGTCGTGATACGCACCACACAGCAGTTTGGCACCGATGCGGCGATCCAAAAGCGGATGTCATCCTTGACGAGAGCAGCGGCTGCTGTAATGTCGGCCTGGGAGCCGTCATACTGAATGACTTTGTTGACGGGAATGTAATGTTGAATGGTACGCGTAGGCGAGAACGCACGCTCAGCAGCCGTGGCACCTCCAACCATCTGGGCAACTACGTGCTGGCGATCCAGCAAGAACCGGAAGCGATTCTTGTTATCGTAGTTACGCAACGACGTAAAGTTCGTCGCAGTAAAATCAGCGCCAGGAGGGGGGTTAGGGCCATTAGGCTGCCAGATAGCACTCGGATCAGGGACTGCTCCAGCACAGGCCTTGTCATGAACGATCGCGTAGCGACAAGTAGAGCCATTGGCAATGTGGTCACCATCAACGGCAAACGTGATCGAGAACTGAATGTAACGCAAGTAAATCTTGCGGCCAATGCGAGTAGCCGTGTCCGTACCGTTGAGAATGGCATTCACAAGCGAGAACGAACGCCAGGAGGTACCGCCAAGAACGGAGTAATCGTCTGACTCGAAGTCGGCCACGTTGATGGGGCCGATCTCGTAGTTCTTCTTCTCAGCAACAGAGTAGGCAACACTCCTCATCATTCGACGATTTGGAGCAATACGGCGATACACAATCCGCTTTCGCGTGTAACGCCTGCCTCTCATACGAGAGCGATAGTTTCGCGCCATTTCCTTCCGCG